CAAGTCAATCCACAATCAACGCAAGATCGAAGCGTCGGTGTGCTTTGATGAGAACCGCCAGGCCAAGGGCGCCAAGACCCTTGTGGGCGTGACCTACGCCCCCGGTGAAACGATTCTCTGCGCCCGTGAGGGTTTGGTGTACGGTAACCGCTGGCGCGACGCCCGCCCACCGGTGGCTCTCGGCGTTGACCCCACCCCATGGCTTAAGCATGTGGAGCGCATGATCCCCGATGCCGCCGAGCGTGAGCATGTTCTTAACGTGATGGCCTTCAAAGTGCAAAACCCTAACGTGAAGGTCAATCATGCTGTGCTGCATGGCGGTCACCCAGGCTCAGGCAAGGACACGATGTGGGCGCCGTTCTTTTGGGCCATTGGTGGCGAGTCGCTGGCCAACGTGAAAAAGCTGGACAACAAAGATTTGTCAACGCCGTGGGGGTACCACCTTGAGTGTGAGGTGCTGATCATTAACGAGTTGCGCCAACCCGAGGCGTCTGACCGCCGCGCCCTTGAGAATAGCCTCAAACCCGTGATCGCCGCGCCCCCTGAGTACTTGTCTATTCAACGTAAGGGCTTGGCCCCCTATGAGGCTGTTAACCGTTTGCAAGTGGTAGCGTTTTCTAATGAGCGCATGGCCATCACAATCCCCTCAAATGACCGCCGGTGGTTCGTTTTGTGGTCTGACGCCCTCTGCATGGACGCCGCCGCCGCCTCCCGTATGTGGGCCTGGTACAAGGCGGGCGGCCTTGCGGCCGTGGCCGCTTGGCTTGCGTCGCGCGACGTGAGCGCGTTCAACGCGGGCGCCGCCCCTCCCATGACCGAAGCTAAGGCAATCATGGTAGAAACCGGCATGAGCGGCGCTGAGTCGTTCTTGGTGGAAATGATGCGCTCGCGCATGGGCGAGTTTGCGCCTGGCGTGCTGGGCGGCCCGTGGCAATCGACGTGTGACCGTCTAACGGGCGTGGCCCCCGCTGGCATGAAAATACCCGTGGCGGCCCTACTGCACGCGTTCCGTGAGGCCGGCTGGATAGATATGGGCCTTTTAAAATCGCGCGCCCATACCACCAAAAAACACGTGTTCTGTGCGCCTGATATGGTCAACCGTTCCAAATCAGAATTGAGGGACGCGTGCGAGCCAGGCGACAAGGCCCCCATGATGAAATTAGTCAAATAAAAAAAGGCCCGCGTTAAGCGGGCCTATAAGGTGGCAACTACAAGTCTAGGAGAATGACAAGCAGCGCCGCCAGTATAAGCGCAATTGTCAACGCCATTGCATGGCCTCCAAGGCGCCGCGATTTATTAGGCGCCTGGCTTCGGGGCCTTCGGCCATGGCCATCTTATATTCGTGATCTGATACTTGGCCGCGCTCGTGCCGATAGCCTAAGTCGACATAGTAATGATCGGTATAAGTGAGCGGCGCCCAGGGCGCGATTATTTCCCTCATGAGCGGGTGTAGATTGTCTTTGACTTTCATAATAGATTCCCCTGGTTTATTTTCTCAAGCGCGGCCTTGGCGGCCGCTGGGCGGCCACGCGCTGGCGTGCGGTAAGCTATTTCATCTAATGCGGCCACGGCCTCACCTAGGGCGCGCTGCAGATCTGCTATCCTGGCAAACATGCGCGCCGTGCCAGTAAAGCCCTCAGCATGCGCCAGGCGTTCGGCCTCAGTGGCCGTTAAATTTTCCAAGTTAATCATAATTTCCCTTTTAAATAGTGCAGCAGCCGCAGCACGGCGCGTCTTCACAGCGGCCGCGTGGGTTTCGGTAGAACGTACCGCCATCATTAAAAATAACCCGCGTGTCCCCTGGCTCTTCCAGCCAGGCGCGGCGCGTTACCGTATCAAATTTAATATCATCGCCGGGGTTTATCCTGGCGCCGCTTTGGGCGCAACGGCCCGGGTATTTTGCGCGCATGCTTTTGATTGTCATTTTGTAACCCTCGCATAAAGCGCGCGCGCCTCACAATGGCACTCTAGGACGTCGCGCGCGATCGCGTGCCGGTGCATGCGCTGGGCGCGTGTGAGCGCCACGGGCCGCAGCTTTTTATAAAGCGCCCGCAAAACTTGCTTAGGCGTCGCGCTTACATGTAAACGTAAACGGTTATAAGTACCGAAATAAATCATGATGCAAGTCTCAAGTTAATGACGCGGTGACGTGAGCCGTGCGCCGGAAACCCTACAATGGCCGCGCGCTGGCGCTGGCAAAGCTGGCACGTCGCGCAGCTTACGTCGTCGCGCTGGGTGGCTGGGCAAATGACGACGGGGCGGCCGGCTGGCGTTTTTGTGTTTTCGTTTTGTGTGCTGGGCAAAACAACGACGACGGGGCCGGCGTTTTGATCGGCCAAATAATCGGCGTCGTTTAAATCATTGGCCGACAAATTGACAGTGAAACCCCAATTATTGGCGTGCCGGATCCATGCAATACTGGCGGCGTCGCGGTGATGCGAATAAGTAAACCCGCGTTTACCGGCATTCGCGGCCACTAAATCACCCAACTTCGCGGCGTCAATTGTGCCGTTTTGCTGGGGTAGGTCGCCGGCCTGGTTATGGCGCCAAATTTGATTGTCGGGTAAACGCGCAATTGTGCTGCAAAACTCTTCCCAGGACGTGCCGAGCGTTTTCATGGATACGGCGGCCCAGTGTAGCGCCAGTGGCCCGCTGGCGGCGTAGCATTCGGCCTTCATTTTGCAATCGGCCGGGCAGCTGTCGCGCTCAGTCGTTGATACCGGTATTGGGCCGGTTTTGACATTCGCGCTTTTTAGTGTGAGATGTACTTGCATGTTATTTTACCAATACGTCAAAATAAGCCAGAGCGCCGACAGTGAGCGCGGCCGCGATAACGACGACGGCCAATAGATCTAATAATGCTTTTTTCATGTTGTTTTGCCTTTTAGTTATTGGCCGGCTTTGCGCCGGCCGGTTTAGTTAAACAATAAATTCAGGATGATTTGTGACGCCGAATGCCAGCGCATGAGCGCGCAGCGCTTCGGCGCTTTTTTGGCTGCGCGCTGCGCGAATAAGTGAAGAGATAGCGCGCGCAACATAGTCCGGGCCTAAGCCGGCAGCGCTGTATTTTGTGATGATTTGCAATTCGCGGATTTCGGATTTGGTCATGATTTGCCTTTAGGTTAGTTGATACCGGCTTTTTGTTGCCAGTGTAGCTATTGTAAGGGAATTATTTACACTGTCAAGCATTTATTTGCAACTATGCAAAACTTGCATAATCTTGGGTCATTTGGGTCGCGCTTAGGTTATGCATTCGCGCTGCGATGACCTAAGCGCCAGCCAGCGCAGATACTCACTTGCAATATGCTTTGGGTCATTTGGGTCATTGTTTATAGATAACATCAATAATTTATATACTGTATATATAGACAGTGTAACGCCATGTTGACAACTCTACCCGCGCCAATTTTAAAACGATGACCAAATGACCCAAATGACCCAAAGCCGGGGAATTCCCTGGGCGCCAGATCTGCGCTTTTGGGTCATTTGGGTCACACAAAAAACAATGACCCAAATGACCCAATGACATGCGCATGCTGGCGCCAGCTTGCAATTTAAAACCGTGACCCAAATGACCCAAATGACCTAAGGCCGCCGGCCGGCCGCACCATGGAAAAGACCCTACAGCCAGTAGGGGTAGGGTAGGGCCGGCGGCAAAGGGCCGTCAGAAACGTACGGGTCGTGAACAATTTTTTTTTTCTATTAACCAAACTGCTTTAGGTTTTTTAATTTTTATTTTTTGTTGTAAACTAAAGGCTACGTGCAACAAGCATGGAGACGTTATGTTCTATTCAATACCATTCACACCGCGCAAGGTGCAAGCGACAGAGTCGCGCTTGAAGGCGGTGTACGACGCCGCCAAACTTGGCCTCAAAGGCGACACGCTAGCGCTGGCCGCCGGCATGCTCCCCACCGAATACCGACAACTCACGCAACTTGACCCAGTCGTCGAAATGGCTGCGGACAAGGGCAAAGCAGACGCTGAGATAGAGATGGCCAATATCCTGCGCAACGCCGCCCTCCAAGGCGACGCTAAGATGGCGCTAGAGATACTTAAGCATCAGCACGGCTGGGTGGCCAAGCAGGCCATATCTGTTGAGGTGGATCAGCGCATATCCATCACAGGCGCGCTGGCCGAGGCGGCTAAGAGGCTAGATGTGATCGACGTACAGGCCAAGGAAACAGATGCAATCGACCATATACAGCGCTGAAGACGAACAGGAACTTATGGCGCGCCTATGGGCGCCAGCCATCAAGGACAACCCACTGGCGTTTGTCATGTTTGCGTTTCCTTGGGGTCAACAAGGCACGCCACTGGAACACTTCACTGGCCCACGCAAATGGCAGCGTGAGGTCTTACAGCAAATTACAGACCATATTAAGCAGAACAACGGCAAACTGGATTACGACACCTTGAGAAGCGCCGTCAGTAGCGGACGGGGTATTGGTAAGTCTGCGCTAGTCTCATGGATCACCATCTGGATGTTGACTACGCGGATTGGTTCCACGACCATCATCTCGGCTAACTCAGAATCCCAACTCAGAAGTGTCACTTGGGCCGAGATTACCAAGTGGTTAGCGATGGCGCTTAACAGCCACTGGTTTGAAGTTAGCGCCACCCGCCTGATGCCGGCT